CCTTTAAAAAACTTTTCTTTATTCCCATAATTATTTCCTCTTTCTTTTGTTTTAAACCTTTTTTGGTTCTACTGGAACTTTTATATATTCCAGAATTTCTTTCATACCCAAACCTTTCATACAATACTTATAAAGTTTTGGGTGTGTTTTATACATAATTTGAAATTTATTTTCAACAGGTGGTTTGTCTAAATGTGCTCCAAATGCACAAAATATACAACCAGTTCTACTAAATCCCTTATCATAAATCTTAGAATATGGTAAATTTTCTCTTTTTATATATTCCCATATATCAGTTCCTAACCAAAACATTAAAGGTCTAGACTGTTTACCATTAGGTTTATTACAACCATCTTTTGTATAACTTTGTTGTCTTAAAAGTGATTCTTCTGCCATAACACCAATAAAAGGTGTTTTACCATTTTTCTCATAAATCTTAAAAGGTCTTTTTTTCATAACCTCACAACATTTATCAGATATTTTAAATGGGGCATCAATTAAATATTGCCACTTCTTACTAATTACTCCAGACCTATTACCATTTATACCATGTAAACGTCTTTCTATACCATCTTCACAAACACCACGTTGAATTTCACCTATAAATTGAGCTTGTTCTTTAGAAATAACAGGATACCCGTATCTTTCTAATACCATTTTAAAATTCATCTTTGGTTTAATCCACTCAATATTGGGAACAGTTTTTACAAATTCTTTTATTTCTGGAAATTCTAATCCTGTATCACAAAATACACCTTGTACGTCTGGATATAAAGACCTTACTAAATGTAATAAAACTGTGCTATCTTTACCACCAGAAAAAGCCACATAAACTTTACCATGACATTTTTTATAATATTCACTTATTCTTACTTTTGACAAAGATATTTTTAAATTAAGTGGATATCTTTGTCTTGTTCTTAAATCAAAAGACATAAATTAACTTTTATCCAATAAGATTTACATTCCCATATTTAAACGCAGAATCTTTCTCTTTATCATATTCTTTTTTTCTATCATCCCATGCTTGAAGTATATGTACTATCATATCTATTCTATCATGATTACATGTACCAACTACTTTAGCACATACAGAACAATAAATATCTTTTATTTTCATACATTAACTTTCTTTTTAGGTTTCTTTTTAGGTTTCTTTTTATCTGGTTTTTCAATTTCATCAACATTATCTGTTATATCATCACTACTTTCATCAGATATATTATTATCTTCTAATGCTGTAGGTTCTGTATTAGATATCTCATTATTAGAAATACCAGTAGGAACACCACCATCATCATCTAATACAAGATATTGATTTCCTACTCTTACAGCTAATCTATCCCCACCAGGAACTGGATCAAAATTTAATGCTTTTCTTGCTTCATTTTTAGTTATAATACCTGCATCAGACATCTCACGAGCTGTACTTGCATCAACTACAGGTTCTAATACAAAACTTAATTTTGCATTAGGTGATATTTCACTAATTAATTCTTTATTTAATTTATTTGCAATTAAATTAACAAGAGGNCTAAATAATTTAGATCTTCCAGTTTTATATAACCTATCTACTGTNGCACGTGTNAAACCTTGAGCATCACCTAAATCAGCTGAACTAACACCAAAATTCTTATTTACCNTTTGTTCTATTATCAATGTAAGCTCTGCTAATTGCATCTCTCTAAAAGGTCTAGTNAANGATACCCAACCAGCACTNCCAACATTATCTATAACATTAATTCTCTTTTTACCAGANTCACCACGATTAGCCTCAAATTGAGCTTTTGCTCTTTCATANGCTTTTCTACCTATTGTTTCTAAATGTAAAATACCAGGTGGTATTTCATCATCAACAAAATATTTAGCTATAGATTTAGAAGAGAACATTAATGCTGATACTTCATCTATAATAGTTTCTATTATTGGAGTACCATAACTAGAATAGCTTCTAGGAAACTGTCTAACCCAAATTAAATCATCTACATCATGAGATATAGATGATTTCACTCTACCTGCTCTATCAACTAAATCCTGTTTAAAATAACATATATAAGAACGCGAAGAATCTAGCATAGGTCTAAATTGTGAAGCATCTCTTACATAAATCTCTACTATATCACCATTTATATTTCTTACTTTTTCAATAATAGCTTGATCTAATACTAATAGATCAATAAGAAATGAATGAAATAAAGTTGGCCAAGTTTCTTTTGATATATTNGGNCTATTTATAAAATCTTCTACTCTAGCTTTACCACGACCNTCTATTTTTATAGGTAAATGTGCTATTTCTTTAACTATACTATCAATAGCNGGTCTTACATGAGAAGATCTACGATATATTTCTCTTAAAGTATCAAAAGATAANAAAGAATCCCTTTTTATATCACTAGGAGAATATGTCCAAGAGTCTGAACTGGAAGCATGGTCATCTCTCCAGCCTCGTTTAACTGAAAACCCATTACCATCTATTAATTTTTCAGATAATCGTATTGTTTTATCACCTATAACTTCCGCTGAATAATTTTTTACAGCCTCAAGTGCTTCCCCAAAATCCATTGGAATTTCTTTACCATCATAATCTAAAACATGAAAACCATTATTATTTTCTTTTTTATTTTTTCTTGCCATGTATAATTCCTTTTTAACCTATAGACCAACTAGCAAAACCACCTCTGCTATTGATACCTTCACTTGAATATTTTTTACTTCCCTGTACTGCCAAATAACATGCTAGAACTGTATCAGAATATGTACCATATGGATATTGTAATAGTTCTTCTATCCAAATACAAATAGAACAACCGCAACCTTTTTCTAATTCCCAATCAAATTCATTATCTTCCATAGGAATCATCCATCTACCATTCTGAAAGTCTGTAGCCATAGCAGGTACACCAAAATCTAAACTTCTTTTTTGTTGTGCGCCTGTTGTAAATGGCTCAATATTCATATCAACACCTTCTAGGTCTTCTAACCAATCTATAATAGCTTGTTGATAAAAATTATTTTCTACCACAGCAGCTATAGGCTTTATATCATTATACATCTCTATTAGTTCTCTTGCTGTATCTGGTGAAGAAAATTTACCTCTTCTTATTTCAACAGGATAGCGTCTTTTCTTTTCTTCATCAAAAGCTAAACAGAACAATACAGTGTACTTATTACCACTTTTTTGACCTATAGCTAAATCGACACCTATATATTTTTCTTTATCATCATGATAAGGAATCTCATCTCTAGAAAAACAACAAGCACGAATATGTTCTTTATTAAATGTTTTGTCAAATTCAGACATCATCAATCCACGAAATGCTGGATTAAAATACATTTCACCCCTAAACTTAAATTCCTCTATTAAAGCTTCTTTTGGCCACCTTTCAGGCCATACAGGTGTAAATTTTTCATCTATAGCATATCTATATGATTTAACTTTAGGTGTCTTTAATAACTTTGCAGTTAAATCATCTTTATGCCAGGGTGTTGCTACATATATAATTCTAGACTCAGGACCACTACGTATATCCATCCAATTACCAAAAAATGCATCTATTACTTGTTGTCTCATACTAGGGTTGAGTATAGCATTTTTAAAACTTACAACATCATCAAAGATGACTAGATCAGCTTTACCACCAGTAGCAGATGCTAATACACCACAAGCTTCTACAGATGAATCTTTACGAATTTTAGACCCAGCCAGTCGAATTTTTGATGATGACCATAATAAAGCACCTTCATCTGTTATATCTGGAAATATATCATGGTACTTACCACCTTCTTTAGATATATGACCCTTAATCTCTGATAGTATTTTACATGATAAATCATCAGAATGGCTTATAATTTTTATTCTTAAATCCCTATTATTACCTAATTCCCACAAACATCTTTCTACTGAAATAGAAGTAGTTTTACGGTGGTCTTTAGGCGATGTTATAACAACAAANCTATTTTTTGTTATCTTATCATGCCAATCTTTGTGCATTGTAGATAGAGGAAACTCAAAATCAGTAGACATATACTGAGAAAAAACAAAAGGATCTTTTATAGCAGATTTTTTAATCTTTTCCAGGTTCAATAAGAGCAATTGCTCTTGTTGTTTCCTCAATTCGTTTTGATAATTCATTATCTTCTAAACCTTGTACCTCTACACTAACAGTTTTTTCAGTTCTTATAGTAGGTTGCCCCAAAAGTAAACGTTTTTGTTCAGTTGTAAATCTTAAAGTACTTATTATTTCATTCCAAGTAGTCGGTTCTATTTCACCTGTATATACCTTTTCTACTACTATATTTTCAAGTTCTTTTAACATACCTAAAGTTACTTCATCTTTTTCCATCAAAGCTGTATTTTCAGAAGTTTCTTTAAGTGTAAGTTTTGTTTTTAATAGATTTTGAAGTTGAAGTAACTTATCATCCCACTCATCTTCTTTTTTCCATACTGTGACTAATGATGGAGATACCCCCACTTCTTCTGCAACTTTACTTAAATTACTATGTTGACGGTAAAGTTTAAATGCAAGCTTTCTTTTTTCTACTTGTTTAGGTCTACTCATATTATGCAAAATGTAACATAAATAAATTTATATGTCAACAAGTATTTCCTCACTCAGAACATAAAAAAACCCTACAATACTAAAACAACTAATATTGTAGGGTCTCGGAGGATACTTAAATAAAATTAATAAAGTATAAAAGTAAAACAAAAATAAAGAAGTCTAAAACTACTCAGTATCCCCACTATGAAAGCTCTCAACTAAAGAGCCATCTTCAATTTGTTTCTTAAATTTTTCACCAAACTTTGTAAGTCTATACTTTTCACCTTTATATTCGTAGAATCCACCTTTATGAAACATAACCTTTTCTAACTTAATACCTAACATTACAGTATCTTTAATATTATCAAATCCTTTAGAATATAAAACATCTACTTCAACAGGACCTCTTGGTTGAGACATTTTGTTTTTAATTACAGATAATCTACATTCCATGCCTATAGGATCATCTTTTACAACATTTTTAGGATATATAAACCCTTTATTATGTGTCTTAATTCTAACACATGAATAAAACTTAATAGAGTTCCCATAAGGAGTTGTTTCTGGATTACCAAACATTACACCAATTTTCTCTCTTATCTGAGAAACTAATACGAGTGCAACTTTACTATCCCATATTATCTTGTTAATTTTTCTTAATGCTTTAGATACTATTCTTGCTTCTTCACCTAATGCTTTTGTATCTTCAATTTTTTCTGATTCTAATTGAGATTTACTAGGTAATACTGAAATTGAATCTACAACTAAACACGCTTGTATTTTCTTACTTTTAGCAAACTCACATGCTGTAATTATTTTATCAAAAGCATCTTCCAGATATTTTGAACTCAATATTAAAAGTTTTGAATCATCTAAACCTAAAGTTGTAGCCCAACCTGATAATAAAGAATTTTCTGTATCTAACATTATGGCAAGTCCACCCTTCTTCTGACAACTTGCAAGAAGATTTGCAGCTAGGATGGACTTGCCGGAACTTTGCCACCCAAATATCTCTGTTAATCTCCCATAAGGAACACCACCACCTAATGACCAATCTAAAGTCATAGAACCAGTACTAAGAAAACCTAATTTATGCTCTGGTAATGGTTTATCCTTTAAAGTACAAGCGTCTTTACCAAAACTGGCTAATAAATCATTAAATATGTTCTCATTTTTACTCATATACACCTTTCGTACAGATATTTTGCACAGATATTTTGCACAGATATTTTACAA